TCAGCACTCCGGGACGGCCGCTAGGCAAAGATCCTGCAGACGATCCTGGATATTTAGACAAAGTCAACTCGGGCACGATCCCCGAAGACCAATATGCTATTCCAGTTCGCAAAGGCGGTCATACATTTGTCATGGACGATGGAGATGTCAATGGTGTTGATCAATTGATACGTTTGCGTACTGCTGGCGGTCATCAAATACTGATGAACGATGATCAAAGCGTGATGTATGTTGCACACAAAAATGGCACCAGCTGGGTTGAAATAGATGATACTGGTATAAAAATATACACCAAAGGCGATTTTAGTGTACGAAGTGAGGGCGATTTTAATTTACACGCCGACGGTGATATCAACATGCAGGCCCTGGGCAGTATCAACATGGACAGCACCGCTGCCACCACCATGACTAGCGCACAAATTAATATAGGCGGGAGCGAAAGTACCTTGATATATGGTGCTAAAATGAGCATGGGCGGCGGGGAAATCATTGTCAGCAGTGACGGTAAACTCAGCGTAAGCTCGTCACTAGCAATGAAAATAAATGGCAGCACTGTTGACATCAATGGCGGCGGGGGCGGTAGCAGCATACCTAATCCAGTAATACAAAAGAATAAATTGGCTGATACAACATATGATAGTCAAGTTACCAAATTATGGAATAGCGTACCAGCAAGTGTAGACAGCATTGTCAAAGTGTTGCCTAGTCATGAGCCTTGGACTAGAACACAAACTCCAGTGGCATTAACTAAAGAAGTTAGTTCAAGCGTATGTGCTCCTAAAAAGGGAACAAACGTAATTGACACCACTCTGCCTCCCCCAAATAGTAATAATTTAGATAAAGGCACAGTCAAAGGACAACCTGCTCCTTGGACCACAGACACTGCATTTATATCGGCGGTGCAAACCACCGCCAGCACACTAAATTTAAATTATATTGATATGTTGAGTTGTATGCATTTAGAAACTGGTGGAGTAATGGATCCAGCAATTACCAATAGTCTAGGATATACCGGATTGATACAATTTGGCAGCGCTGCTGCAACTGCAATTGGCACAACCACTGCAACCCTGAGAGATATGGATCGTGCTACTCAGTGCACCTATGTCACCAAATACTTTCAAGTTAATAAATTAAATGCCAAAGCGCCAAGTCCGCGATTGGTTGATATTTATTTGACCATACTATGGCCCGCAGCCATTGGCAAGCCCGATGATTACATAATCTGGGATAGTCAAAATCCTCAAACCAGTAAACAATATTTTGCCAACCCGGCATTTGATCCAGGAAAAACAGTGGGACATACCACAGTGGCCATGGTGGCTGCACAAATTGCCACGCACCAAGCCACAGTCAAACAAGCATTGGCCAATGCTGGGGTTGCAAGTCCAGCGACAAGCGGTACACTGGGAAGTGGCAACGGCAGTACTGTAACTGATGGGTTTGGCAATCCAGTCAAAACTGGTACCACAGACACCAGTGGGTCCAATGCAGATCAAGGCATCACAATGGCTGCAGGCGAATCGGTAGCTCTGCCCACATGTCCGGCAGAATACCTGGCTAAGACCTCAACATACAATCCCTCTGGAGGAGTAGGCACCACACCCAAACTATCACAACAACAAACAAAAGCAATGATGGCTGAATTGGGCTATTACGAGAGCCAATTTAATTATAGTTTGATAAATGTTGATAGAATAGGCAAATACCAAGTTGATGCGCAGTACCTTGCAGATCTAGGATACATCAAACCTGATGCAATAAAACAATACGGGGCCAGCAACACATTAAATAGAAGCCAGAGTTGGACTGGCAAAGACAGTATCCAAAGCGAAAGCGATTTCTTTGCAAGTGAGATTGTACAAGATACCATACAGTTTAACGAATTTACCAACAACTATTCAGCATTGATTGCCAATGGTGGCATATTGTCCACTGATGATATTTGTACAGCAGCCGGTATGTTGTTTGTGGCACATCAATTCCGTAGCGCAGATAAAGCATTGGAATGGCGTAAACAAGGGGCATTGATTGATGAGTTGGGAAGAACTGGTGCCGAATACTACAATCAAGGGCGATATGCTATAGATGTTCTGGCTGCTGGTGGTGCTGCAACCAACACCTCTTCGGCACAACAGAGCAGTGCCAGTGGCCCTGGTGGAAATAACACCAGTGGCATCAATCCTGATGATGTGTTTGTGTTCCAACAATCAGGATCGGGCACACGCAGTAATTTTGACCAATTGAATGGATCATTTAAAACATCGTTGCTACAAATGGCACAGACATTTAAATTGGCAAAAGGCAGCAAAATTACGCTTACAAGTGCATATCGTAGCCCTGCAGATCAAGATGCTATATATCAGCGTTGGTTGCAAGCAGGTGGTGGACCCAATATGCCCACAGCAGGCGGCATTACTACCCCAGCAAAACCTTTGAGTCTTGGCGGGAAAGGCAGTCCTCACAATAATGGAGTTGCAATTGATAGCGGTCAATGTCCGCTGATAGCCAGCACAGTCGATCTAGCACAGTATGGATTACGCTGGGGAGGTACTTTTACCAAGCCCGACGCAGTACATATACAAGAGGCAAACGCAAGTTAATAAATAATACACTATGACTACATTTTATCGAGGCTTCAGCACAGTTAACCGAGCTAAAAAATATCGTACCACGGATATTGATTTGGTCAAACAGGATTTAATCAATCATTTCAATATTCGAAAGGGAGAAAAACTCATGCAACCAAACTTTGGTAGCGTGATATGGAGCGTGTTATTTGAGCCTTTAGATGACAATTTGACACGAGTCATTACTGAAGATGTTGAGCGAATTGTTGGATACGATCCCAGAATCGTGCTTAAAAATATCACTTTAGTCACACAAGATCAAGGGATACAAATAGAATTAGATTTGGTATATGTGCCAACAAATCTCGCTACCTCACTGAGTCTACAATTCAGTCAAAATTCAAGCACGTTAACTACATCCAAGTTGTATTAATAAACTACATAGTTTATTTTTGCAATAAATATAAAATAATGGGTAAACTCGGATGTCTATAACAACACGTCAAACAAATCTTTTGGTAAATCAGAACTGGACCACTCTGTACCAAACCTTTAAACAAGCTGATTTTCAAAGCTATGACTTTGAGACTTTGCGAAAATCAATGATTGATTATTTGCAAACCTACTACCCTGAAGATTTTAATGACTTTACAGAAAGCAGCGAATATGTTGCTTTGATTGATTTAATTGCTTTTTTAGGGCAAAGTCTTGCGTTTAGAACCGATCTAAATGCCCGTGAAAACTTTTTTGACACTGCTGAACGTAGAGACAGTATACTAAAACTTGCTAGACTAATCAGCTATAATCCCTCTAGAAGTGTCAACGCCAGTGGATATTTGAAAATTGACAGTATAAGCACCACTGAAAGTGTATTTGACAACAACGGGCTAAATCTTAGCAATCTACTAATCAATTGGAACGACACTGTCAATCCCGACTGGCAAGAACAATTTACTACCATACTAAATGCTGCACTGATCAGTAATCAATTGATTGGCACTCCGGGAAATACAAATGCCATCAATGGCATTGAAACCAGCGAGTACAGCATCAATTTACCCAGTGGAGTCGCACCCAAGGTTGGCTTCAACGCCATTGTGGAAAATAGTCAAACACAATTTGAAGCAGTAAGTGCCACTACAATTGGGCAAACCTACGTTTACGAGCCAGCACCGGTAGCAGCCGGCAAATTTAATATACTTTACCGCAATGACAATTTAGGCAACGGAAGCATCAATACTGGATTTTTTGTTTTCTTCAAACAGGGTTCATTGGGAACACAAGATTTTAATCTGCAACAAAGTTTACCAAACCGAGTGGTGAATGTAAATTACAACAACATCAACAACAACGATGTTTGGTTATACCAGCTGGACGTGAACGGCAATCCTACAACTGCTTGGAGTGCGGTTCCCGCAGTAGCTGGAATCAATGTAATATACAATCAAAGTACCAATAGAAATTTATATCAAGTCAATAGTCGCAGCAACGATCAAATTGATTTGGTATTTGGAGATGGTAGTTTTGCAAACTTACCACAAGGTATATTCAGACTTTACTACAGAACCAGCAATGGATTACAATATAAAATAACACCTGATGAAATGCAAGGTGTTACTTTGTCTATTAACTATGTAAGCAGAAATAACAAAGTAGAAACACTCACAGTCACCGCTAGTCTTCAATACACCGTGGCCAATGCACAAACTCGACAACTGATTGATGATATTCGTGCCAAAGCACCAGCACAATATTATACTCAAAATCGCATGATCACTGGCGAAGACTATAATTTATTTCCTTATACAAATTTCAGTAGTATATTAAAAGTAAAAGCAGCCAACCGAGTCAGTAGTGGTATCAGTAGATATTTAGACGTGCTTGATGCCACTGGCACATACTCAAGTACAAATATATTTTGTAGCGATGGTTGGTTGTACCAGCAAGCTCCTTCTAAAAGCATAAAATTTAGTTTTAATACTGTGAATGATCTGTATGCTGTTCTTTACAACACAGTGGCTCCTTTACTGACCAGTAAAGACATGATGCATTTTTATTATGCAAATTTCCCACGCTACACTCCAAGTAACACTCAGTGGTATCAACAAACAGTCAGCAGCAATAGCAGTACTGGATACTTTACAAATAGTTCCAATACAATCTATCAAGTTGGCCTTGGAGTAAGCAGTAACTTAAAGTATATAACAACTGGAAGTTTATTGAGGTTCAATGCCGGGGTTGGCAAATATTTTGATGCACAAAACAACATACAAACTGGCACAGCACAGTATCCAAGTCAAAACACCTATATTTGGGCCAAAGTAGCAACGGCCAATGCTGGACAACCACTGCAACTGAGCCAAAATTTACCCAGCGGTGCAATTTTGGATACCATTATTCCAGTATTTAAAACAGCATTGCCTGGCAACACATTTAACTCGGCCATGGTAAACTTGTTGCAGAGTTATCAAAACATTGGTATGAGCTACAACACATTGACTCAGTCTTGGCAAATTATACACCCACAAGATCTAAATCTTGGCACTTTTAGTTTGACCAACCAAGGTGATACCAGTGGTGCAGGACTTGATGCAAGCTGGTTGGTGGCATTTGCCTACAACGGAATAGGTTATAATATAGTTTATCGTGGATTACAATATGTATTTCAGAGTGCAACTCAAACTCGTTTTTACTTTGATCCAGAAGTAAAAGTTTACGATAGTAAAACTGGACTCACAATTACTGATCAAGTAGTGGTATTAAAAACAAATAGTCAGCCAGACAGTGCAACTGCAATTGGCACTGACCAAACTTGGTACATTTACGACAAGGCCATAAACTCTGATGGATATGTGGATAATACACAAGTGCTGGTGACCTTTCCCAATAGCAACAACGACGGGGTTCCTGACGATCCAGATTTGTTCACAAATATTGTGGCACCATTGGTGAACCCTATAATGAAATATGTATTTTTTCAACATGTGTCTGATCAAAATACCAACACTGGTGATTTTTTAACAACATCTCCAGTGGATAATGCAACAATTGTAACTCAGTATGCAACGCAAAGCGCTATCAATACCAACTTAACTTTATATGTAAGCGGGCAAATATTTTATGCCACTACAGAAAATAAATTCTATCAATTGACAGTTACCACAATTGGAGGTAACACTTCAAGAACGTTGGCACAACGTACAGATTATGTGGCTGAATTTGGACGGCAATCCCTGCAATTCCAATACAGACACAGCAGCCCCAATGATCGTCGAATAGATCCCAGCCCAAATAATATCATGGATCTTTATATTTTAACTGCACAATACAGTCAAGATTTTATTACATACATACAAGATACTACTGGCACCGTGACCAAACCTACACCCCCAACCAATGACGAGTTACAATCTGCATACGGATCTGGTAAAAATGGCCTACAAAATTTCAAAGCATTGAGCGACACCATCATCTATAATCCAGGAAAATATAAACCATTGTTTGGCGATAAAGCAGATCCAAGTCTACAAGCAACATTTAAAATTGTCAAAAACCCCAGTGTAAATGTCAGTGATAATGATATCATCAGCTCAACGCTTGCAGCCATCAATACATTTTTTGATACTGCCAATTGGAACTTTGGTGACACTTTTTATTTTAGCGAACTCAGTACCTATTTGCACAATCAATTGGCACCCAATGTTGCCAGTATCATTATTGTGCCATCAAATACTGATACCGCATTTGGGGGATTGATGCAAATAAATTCAAACTTGAACGAAATTATAATCAGTGCAGCCACTGCAAAAAATATACAAATCATCAGCGCGATCACCGCAACACAAATTAATCAAACTCTTGCTGGATTAGGGATCGTAATTTAATATGGCACAAATAAAAACTGTTAATCTTTTACCCGAAACTTTTAGAACTCCCGCAAACGAAAAGTTTTTAAATGCCACACTGGATCAATTGGTAACACAACCTGATCTTCGAAATATCAATGGCTATGTGGGACGTAAATTTGCGCCCACATTTAAAAGCACCGACAACTATGTTCCAGAACCCACTACTGAACGACAAAACTACCAACTTGAACCCAGCGTTGTTGTAAAAAACCCCAAAACCAACTCGGTTGATTTCTTCAGCAGCTATATAGATCTCATTAATCAAGTTGGATACAACGGCGGACTCAATAACAATCACAATCGATTGTTTGCCGGAGAATATTACAACTATGACGGATTATTTGATTTTGATAAATTTGTAAATTTTTCACAATACTATTGGCTAGAAAACGGACCGGATTCGGTACTGGCATATGGTTCACAAGTGCCGGCGCAACAAACTTTTATTGTTACTCGCAATACAGCCACTGGCAGCTATAATTTTTCAACCGCATCCGGAATAGAAAACCCAATTATTAAATTGGGATATGGCGGCACATATCAATTTGTAGTTAATCAACCCGGATATCCTTTTTGGATTCAAACTGACCCCGGTGTCAGCGGAGTTAAATTAAATCAAACCAATTTAACCAGCAGAACAGTATTGGGTGTAACCAACAACGGAACAGATGTTGGTACAATTACATTCACAGTGCCACAACCCAACGCTCAAGATTTTTATACACAAATGTCGCTAGCCGGCAATGCAGATCTCAGTACTGCTCTTCACTATACACAAGTACAAGGCAAAACCCTGAGCAGTATTGTTGCACTACAAGAGAACGGATTTGATGGTATAAGCAACCCGTATCAAATCAATTTAAAATCTCTAATCTTTGTAAACGGAGATTTAGATGATCAATATTGGACGGTTGAAGGAGTCACAATTCCGGTTGCCAAGCGATTAAATGCTTGGCAAATACAATTAAGCAATGATACAGACCCTGTGGTTACACTGAATCCATTGGCGCAAACATTCACAGTTGGCTCTTTGCAAAAAGTATTTGTCAAAAGCGGTGTAACCAGAGCTGAATTTATATACTATCTCAATCCTGATTATTTACAATATAATGTATACAATCTAATGCCTGCTATAACTGCGCCATTAACTAGTTTGTATTATCAAGATGGAATCGCATCAAATTATGTGGGACAACTAGATCTACTGGTATTATCTAATACCACAATCAATGTTGACAAAGATATTGTTGGAGCAAAAAATTATAAAAGTCCCAATGGCGTGACGTTTTCAAATGGATTAAAAATACAATTTGATTCCAGTGCCAGCCCTAGTAACTATGTTGGTAACACATACTATGTAGAAGGAGTAGGAACCGCAATAAAATTAATAGATGTAACAAAATTTCAAATTCCTGAGTCTTATGCTGCTAACGGTATTGCAACTCCTGATTATATCACAATCAATCGCGCCGGACAAGATTTAAATTCTTGGACACGTAGTAATCGTTGGTTCCACATCGACATCATTAATTCTACTGCCAAATATAACAACACTACTGCGTTATTGGATCAAAATTTACGAGCAAAAAGACCAGTAATTGAATTTGAAGCCGACATACAACTGTATAACTTTGGACGTGTGGCAAAGACTCCTGTAGATTTGTTGGATTTTACCATCAATGATGCTCGTAATCAAGTTGAATTACAAGCACAAGGATTTGCCATTGGTGGTGTAACATTAACACAAGGCATGCGAGTTGTTTTTGCCAACGACTTTGATCCTACTATTCGCAATCAAATTTTTGTAGTCAACATTGTTTATATTGCTTCGTTGTATCCAGCGGCCACCAATGTCATAAACTTGGTGCCAGCAACAGATTACCAAGTACTTCCAAATAACAATCTAGTGGTATTAAATGGCACCAATAAAGGTGTAGAGTATTGGTATGATGGTACAAACTGGAACGTGGGGCAACAAAAAGTTGTTGTAAATCAAACACCAATGTTCGATGTAATTGACAGTAACGGGTATAGTTTAGGCGATACTGCAATTTATACAAATTCTACATTTGCCACAAACAAGAACAATCTTGGAACAATTACTGGTGGAACACCAATATTTACATACACTGTTGGCACTGGCACTGTTGATACTATACTGGGATTTCCGTTAAGCTATAGAAATTTTAATCAAATTGGAGACATACAGTTTACTAATAATTTTGATAATGACACAATCAATTATGCATCCAGCACCAAAACAAATATTAATACACTTGGTACATTGCAACAAAATACCAGTTTAACCCAGTACAGTCTAAGAAATTCCTGGACCACTAACACCGAACAATCTAAACAATTTCAAATCATAAACGGAATCTATGATGGCAACAATCCCTATTTTCAAATTGACATTGTTGCAGATGCTGAAGAAACAGTTCCGTATTTTAGAGTTTATCGAAACTCTCAGCCCATCACTGGATATGTTGTAAAAACCATTGGTGTTGCAAAATATGTACAAATAACAGATACCAATTTGATCTCCGGAGATCAAATTGACATTTTGATCTACAATTCTTCCTCGGTGAGTGCACTGGGCTATTATGAAGTTCCTAAAAATTTAGACTATAACAGTGCAAATGCAAATTTTTCAAATTTGACTCTTGGGCAATTGCGTAACCACTTGACAACAATGGTTGCAAACAGCAATCAAATTGCTGGACAAGTTCCCGGCAATAGTAATCTCAGAGACAAGCCGGTTAAATCACAAGGCGGTAGTATCCTGCAACATGCAAGTCCTGTGATGTATAGCGAGATATTTTTAGAAGACAATAATGCTAATTTTCTTAGAGGACTGGATCTAGCACGCCACGAATACAGTAAATTTAAAAATAAAATACTTGAGTTAAGTGCAAGAACTCCAGGATTAGATTACACCAATATACCAGTATTGTTAGACACGTTGTTAAAAACAATCAATGCAGTAAAAAATAAAACATTTGCTTGGTACTATAGTGACATGGTGCCTTACGGCAACAATTTTTTAAATACACTAAATTATACGGTTTACAACACTCAACTCAATGACTACGAAATTAGCAATATTTTTAGTGACACTACTCTAAGTAATACTTCGGTACTAGTTTATGTAAACGGAGTACAACTAATCAAAGGTGAAGATTATGTGTTTGATACCAACCGAGCCGGTTTAACAATCACACGCCCAATGAACATTGGTGATAGTATCATTATCAATGAGTATGGTAATACTGACGGCAACTACATACCAGAAACTCCCACCAAATTGGGATTGTATCCCAAATTTACTCCGATAATTTATTTGGACAACACATATTCAACTCCCACTTATGTAATACAGGGGCATGATGGCAGTATAACTCCTGCGTTTGGGGACTACAGAGATCAGTTGTTATTGGAATTTGAAAAGCGCATTTACAACAATATCAAGGTCAATTACGCACAAAATCTATTTGACATTTACAATTTTTTACCCGGCAAGTTTAGAACAACATCTTATTCAAATCGAGAATTTACTCAACTGTTGACCGATAGCTTTTTAAAATGGGTAGGCAATAATCGAGTAGATTATATCACCAATAATTATTTTGTTGCCGATGACCCGTTTACTTGGAATTACAATAGATTTGTTGACAATGTCAACGGCGAATCATTGTTAGGGTATTGGCGTGGAATTTACAAATACTTTTATGACACTGACCGCCCAGACTCAGCTCCATGGGAAATGTTGGGTTTCACAGAGCAACCTTCTTGGTGGACACAACGATACGGGGCTGCACCCTATACCGGGGGTAACTTGGTATTATGGGAAGACTTGCAAAACGGTTATATTTGGAACGGAAGCGAGGCAATGTCCTACACCGATACAAGATTTGCAAGACCTGGACTACTATCTATTATTCCTGTAGATGCAACTGGGGCACTACGCCCGCCCAGTGAATTTTTAGTTAAAAGTTTTAACAGTAACCAAGCCAGTGGTAATTATGCCATTGGCGATCAAGGCCCAGTGGAAACAGCCTGGCGTAGAAGCAGTGATTTTGCATTTGCAATGCAACAGGCAATTGCGTTAAGCGCACCAGCATTCTATTTTGGAACTCTGTTTGATATCGGACGTTACTATAAGAACCCCAAATTAAATCAATATGTGTTGAATGATACACTTCAACGTATCACTCCTGTTTCTTTCTACATCAATGGAACAACAGTATCAGGTACCGCTAGTACGTATCGTGCAGCTGGATATACCAATTGGGTAGCAGAATATTTAAGAAATCAAGGAATTGATCCAGGTACTTACTTGTACAACTATTTGGACAATTTAAAGATACAATTGGCCTATAAAATGGCAGCTTACACTGATAAAAGTTTTATTGAAGTTATTGCAGAGCAAAGTTCGCCAACAAGCACCAACAATGGTGTGGTAATACCTAACGAAAGCTACAACATAGAATTACATAAATCTGCACCAATTTCCAATATCACATACAGTGCAGTAACAATAGAAAAAACAGCCACTGGATTTTCTGTAAGCGGATTTGATTTTAATACTCCTTATTTTACTATTATTCCCAGTCTTGCAAACAACAATGCATACCCAGTGACAGTATTGAATAAAACTGCGGTGGTGTATCGAGATTATCAAAATTACAAAGTTACAGTTCCATATGGTTTTGAGTTCAGTAACTTGCAACAAGTGGTTGATTTTTTAATTAGCTATCAACGATACCTTAAAGGTATTGGTATTCAGTTCACTGATACCGATCCTGATCTTGGAGTTCAACGAGACTTTATATTAAGTGTGAACGAATTTTTGACATGGAGTCAACAAGGATGGGCTACGGGTAGTGTGATTGTACTAAGCCCGTTGCTGGACAAACTGACTTTGATTACAACAACAGGAGTAGTTGATCAAATAGCAAACCAGCCTAATCAAAGTAGAATACTAGATACCAATTTTAATTTTATAAAATACAATCAATTGACAGTGTCAAGAACCAATTTGGTTAATGGAAATACTTTTTCGGTGTCTGCCAACGGGGGCCAAACCATTAGCTTGGTCAAACTAGATTTAGTGGACTACGAGCATGTGATGATATTTGACAACATTGATGTATTTAATGATGTAATCTATGTTCCCGAACTTGGCAACAGACAATATCGATTAAAATTAATTGGTAAAAAAACTGGTTCATGGACCGGAGCACTGAACCCGCCTGGATTTATCTACAACAATACCTCAGTTGCTGCTTGGCAATCAGGAAAAGACTACGCACTTGGCAGTTTGGTGAGTCATAAAAACAACTATTATACAGCTATTCAAGATTTAGTAGCCACCAGTTCTTTTAGTCCTGCGTCCTGGACACAAATAAATCCCGGACAAATAAAAACTGGACTGTTGCCAAACTTTAGTTACAACGCAGAAAAGTTCAATAGATTCAATGATGTCGACGATCCAGAAACTCTAGGAGACTTTCATTTATACAGTGACAGTACAATTGGATTCCAACCAAGGGATTATTTAACCAATTTTGGAATTGATAATGTAACACAGGCCAAATTCTATCAAGGATTTATTCGTGAAAAAGGCACACTAAATGCCATTACAGCATTTACAGCTGCTGGATTTAACAGTATCACTAGCGATATTGGCATCTATGAAGAATGGGGGATGCGTGTTGGTGAATACGGAGCATTAAATAACAATCGTTATGTTGAGTTAATTTTGAACGAGGGTGCGTTTAACAGTGATCCAGTCACATTTACATTGTTACCCAACAATACAACTTCGAGCGCAAACAGCATAATTGGTGTGCAACCAAACCAGTTATACTTGACCTCGATTGGATATCAGCCCAACATTTACCTAAATAGAAATGCTGGTAGTTTTTACAAAAATGATATTGCAACAGCAGGCTATGTTGACATAAACGATGTCGATACAACAATATTCAATATTGGCAATTACTCACAACTTACTGCCAAAATTGCTGACGTGGGGATAGGTTACACAATTTGGTGCGCCAAGGATACCACCAGTAACTGGAACGTGTTTAGAGTAACAGAAACTGCGATAAATGTTGTCAAGGTAGCTTATGGCGTGGACAATATAGGCACAGTGACATTTAACAAACAACACAAATTTGTTTACGGAGATTTGATAGTAATCAAAGGTTTTGATGTACGTGTTGACGGATTTTACCAAGTCTACAACATAGTGGATAATTACAATATCAGCGTGGTGTTTTATGGGCAAAATGCTGATCAAATAAAATCTGCAATGAAAATTTCTGGCCTTGGTCCAGTGTTCCACTTGCAAAGTACAAGAATAAAACAAAATGTAGATATCAACAGTGTTGCGCCCTTGCAAGGCTGGATTAACCACGACAAGTTATGGGTAGACAATGACTATTTGACCAATGGCTGGGCAGTTTACAATAAAACAACTCCCTGGACTGGAAACGTAAGTATATTCAATGCAAACATGAAGTTGGCAGGCAATTACATCAGTGGCGTGGGATTTGGCACTGTTACTGCTATTGATTCGTCTAGTAGATATGCCCTTGCTGGAGTTCCGGGATTAAGCGCGGGCAATGTTATTGCCTTTGTTTCTAACGTCGCAAATGGCAATACATTCACTCAGGTGGCAAATATTGGTGCTCGTGCAGGAAATGGCGTAAGTAACTTTGGTGCCAGTTTGGACACAGCCGGCAATTTGATTTATATTGGCGATCCCGGCAACGGTGTCAGCGATTACGGGCGTGTTCACATTCATCAATTTAACGGCAACGCCAGTTTTCCATGGACGCAAACTTTGACCAGTCCCTGGGCCAGTAACACTGGTGATGCTTACGGCACCAGTGTCAGCGCCAGTGCCGATGGTGTTTGGTTGTATGTAGGCGCACCCAATGCAGGTAATGTATATGTATATCATGCAAATACCGCAAGTTATTATTCATATGCAAATACAATCAGTATTGGTAGTAGCGCATATCCGCAATTTGGATATCAAGTCAAAACCACAAGTGATGGTAGACAGGTTGCAATCTCGGCACCGTACCAAAGTGTCAATGGAATCACAGCCGCAGGTAGTGTATACATTTATGATCGCAGTGCAGAAACATTTATTGCCAATAGTGGTCCGGCATATTTTACCACATACCCCATTACAGCAAGCACTGTCAAAGTTACACTGAACGGAAACACCATAACCAGTGGATTTACAACAAATAGCTCGGCAGTCACATTTAGCACAAATCCAGTTATTGGAAGTGTAATCACAGTAGACACAAATAAAATACAATTATTGGAACAATTGAGCTCGCCCACACCAATCAGCGGTGCTGCTTTTGGATTGGTTTCTTGGATTTCGGGCAATGATGCTGATGTTTATGTGGCCAGTCCCGGGTACAGCATCCCTGGATATCACAGTGGTATTGTGTACAGGTTTGTAAATCAAGGAGCCAGTTACGGAACAATCAGCAGCACCAATCTCAGCCCAATCATCAATATTGGTGACAGTTTACGCATCAATGGTATTGGTGTAACCATTGGTGGCAATACTGTTGCCACTGTGGCGGCAAATATCAATAGTGCAAATATTCCCGGAGTCACAGCAACTGCATACAGCTATGGCGGACTAACTATATCCAGTAATGTTGCAACTCCTTATCAAAAGTTAATACTAGGCCCAGGGTCAGGCACTCTGTTATCAAATCTTGGATTGAATGTATTTGCAAATGTACAGTCGTTTATACATCCCGCAAAAGATCAAGCCAATCAATTTGGATCACAAGTAATGTCCAGTCCCGACAGCAATACGCTAATTATAGCTGCCAATGAGGGAAGCGTTTATAATTTAATGTCAATTGATGGCGATAAAACATTGTTTGACTACGGAAGCACAAGTTTTGGTGATACAATTAATGGTTCAGGCAGTATCTATATATACGGACTAGTAAATTCGTCATTTGCCAACGGAGCAAAAGATCAGTACACACTGGTACAAACATTACAAAACAAGAGTTTGAGTACTAACGACCAATTTGGATACAGTATTGCAATGAACGCCAACACCATACTGGTGGGCGCCCCTGGTGATAGCAACAACATAACTACTGATCCTATTAGTGGACTACCTGTCACTATTAAAAACGGCGGAACTTATTATATCTACAATAATTTTAGTGGCAATATTGGATGGGATATAATTGAACACCAACAACCAAAAGTTGACATAGACAGTATCAGTAGATTCTATTTGTACGATCGTGTAAATTCAGTAATTAAAACCAATTTGGATTATATAGATCCTGCAAAAGGTAAATTACTAGGCGCAGCACAGGAAGATTTGGATTATATAACTGCCTATGATCCTGCTGTTTATAATGCTGTTGGCGGTGTGGACTCTAGCCCAAATTTGGCCAATAGCTTGGATTTTTATTGGGGTGAAGAACAAGTTACAAAAACTTGGTGGAATATTGATACAGTGCGTTATCTAGATTACGAGCAAGGGGATTTAAATTACCGTGCCAATAATTGGGGACGCACTTTCCCGGGAAGCAAAATACAAGTATGTGAATGGGTAAAGAGCAGTATGCCGCCCAGTGCTTATACTGGATCTGGAACTCCTTTGTATCCCGACAACAGTGCCTATGTTGTTAAAAGCACAGTCAATCCAGTAACCAATTTGGTTTCCAGCACCTATTATTTTTGGGTCTACGGTAAAACCAGTTTAGAATTGAACTCTTCACACAAAAACACAGTCAGCACAATACAAGACATCATTGCCAATCCGCAAAGTCAAGGAATACCGTATGCAGCAGTATTGAGAACAGACACCGTGAGTTTATATGGCATATCAGACATGCTGAGCGGTAATACTGTGTCTGGCAACACCACTGTGTTGCATATGGATTATGACACACTGAAAAATACAAATATCATACACAGTGAATATCAATTGGTGCAAGAGGGAAATGCAGGAAGTGCTATTCCAACTCGAATTGTCAATAAAATGATAGACAGTTTAAGCGGAATAGACATGAATGGATATGCAGTTCCGAGCGCTAATTTAACACCACAAAGCAGTATTGGATTGGGGGTAAATCCCAATCAAACACTGTTTGTCAATCGATTGACCGCCCTAGAAAACTATATTGAATACGTCAACAGTATACTAGTTCAATATCCTGTGGTTGAAGAATACACCATCACTGCACTTTATGATGTTGCACCTTTACCCAACGCCAATAGCTACGATATCACAGTTTCTACTTATAGTGAATTGGCTTATATAGATACAACATCACTAGCTGCAGGCTATACTGTTTTGGTATTGAACGACGAAACATACAATGGATTGTGGACCACTTATGTATGGACCGGATCTGCTTGGCCCACTACACCAACGTTGATACAAAGTTATTATACTCCTTTCTATTGGAATTTTGCTGATTGGTACGACAGCACCTACGATGCTACAGTTTTACCAACCTTTGTGGTTAAAACAGTTACTGATATAGCCACACTCAGTCCAGCACCTGGCAATACCATCAAAGTACTGAATAACGGTAATAACCAATTTGTTATATATCGATTCAACAGTGATGGTACCAGCAGTTTGGTTGGAATTCAAAATGGAACTATCCAATTTAGTAACACGTTGTATACCACCAACGTGGGTGCTAACGAAATAAGAATAATTTTCAAAGCTATACAAAATAATATCTTTATCAACGAACTGGCAATATATTTTAATGATCTATTTTTCTACATGATCAATTATATATTAACTGAGCAACCCTCGGTTGATTGGATATTTAAATCAAGTTTTATCAGTGTACTACACAAACTGAGAAAACTCAATCAACCAGCTAACTATATTGCAGACAATCAAACATACTATGAACAGTACATCAACGAGGTCAAGCCCTATAGGACCAGTATTCGTGAATATCTAATTGATTATCAAGGCAATGACGAGTATTACGGCGATTCCACTGATTTTGATGTTCCTGCAACTTATATCAATGGGGCGGGATATCGTAGTCCCAATGGCGACAATTCTCTTGACTCAACATACCTAAGCACATTGCCGCAATACAACCAATGGTATAACAATCACTCGTATGGTATCAGCAATGTGATTGTGACAAATTCTGGATTGGGTACAAATGTATTTGTCACCACCCTGACTACAACCAACAATGTGGTAGTAAACTACAACGATTATATAACGCAACCATATACTGGCGCAAGTGGCAATGTACAAATTAATACCAACAACTCTTATATCAATTTGGTAAATGTATCTGGTACATTTATAAGCAACTACACCACACTATCATTGGGAGTCAATGTATCGCTGATTGCAGGAAACACAATTACCCAATTGTCAACTGGTGCGACTGGCACTGTGTATGCAAATACTGTGGCCAGCAATGTTGTAGTTCTAATCAACACAAATCGCATAACTTTTACAAATACTGGAAACAGTTATGTGTATGCCGGTACTGCAAATATATCAGCAAACGTCACAAATTCAACCATTAACAATCCCTACATTTATGTCAATGGTGCAAATTTATCGGCGGTATCAGCAGTGTCTACAACAACTGCGCTGGGCGGATATTATTTAACCCCTGTAGTTACAGTGATTGGTGGTGGCGGGTCGGGTGCCAACATTGCAGCTGTAGTAAACTTTTCTACCGGAAATATCAGCGGGTTTGAAGTTATCAATCCTGGATCGGGGTACACAAGTACACCAACTATATTGATAAACGGAACCGGGGTTGGTGCTGCTGGATATCCAATACTGAGCAATGAATATTATATTGATAGTTTACCAACCACAGTTTTAACTACAAATGCAAATGTCACTGTTTACGTGGGCAATATTATAACACAGTCAAACACTGGCGCTGTTGGGACAGTTTACTCTGCAAGTAAAGGAAACGCAATTACACTGGTGGGAGTTACTGGAACCTTTACCAGTAACCAATACTTATTTAATGATTATGCCAACTTATCCACTACAGTGTCTTCAGTGACATCTTACACACAGTTTGTAAATCAAAGTTACAATACAGTAAGAAACTTTAACACCACATTGGTATTTGATAGAACCAGCTATTCAAGTAACATCATATTATGGCAACCAAATGTAACAGTACCGCTTAATTCATGGGTCACGTATCAAAATCAAGCATATCAAGCAAATACCACTGTATACAACAACACAATTTTAAGCCTAAGCGGTAATATTGCAACCAACATTGGCGATTACATAACACAAGCAAACACCACTGCCAACGCCCGAGTAGTTGCATTATCTAGTAATTTGAATGTGATCACTGTAGCCAATCTTTCAAGCAACTACACAAGACGTTGGGGAAATATATTGGTAAACGGAGTTGATTCGGGTACAACACCATTGGCAATCAATAATGTATTTGATTATTCCAAATATAATTTGATAGATGCAAACAGTTTTACCAATGCAGCAGATCGTATTTTTGCTTACTATTATCCAACTGCAGGCATGCCCGGACGAGATTTATCCCAATTAATGACCGGAATCAGTTATCCCGGGGTAGAAGTTACTGGAGTTAAATTTAATGCAAATACCTCGGTAATTACAAATGCAAATGTAATTTATGCTTTTGCAAACACAATGTCATTGTACAGTTCTAATGTAAGCGTATTAGATTTTACCACATTAGGTTATGCCATCGGGGAACCGTTAACGGTAGTAGATAATGCAACCAACACAAGTTATGTAACAAAAATTACAATCATTCAATCTAATCAATTGGGTGTATCGGGATTGACCGCAAATATGCCAATTGGATCAAATATAAGTTTGCAATATTATGATTTCAATAACCCCACATATCTAGATACTTCAATACAACCCACATACAAAAATGTCAGTTCTGACGTGACAATAGATGGTGGATCCTATTACGATACTTACAATAGTCACGCTCCTGAAGAATTGGTACCCGGAGCAACATTTGATAATTTAAACATGATGGTGACTACAAAGCTTCAAAACAACACAGCTATAGTCAGTTATTTAATAGAACACAACATGCAGGCCAATGCCAGTTCATCAAATTACAAGATATATCCAAAATATTACGGTGTAAATTATGATAAAATAACGACTTTGACCGTCAATTTAGGCATCACAGATAGTAACATACATGTTGCCAATGTAGCGGCACTGACTCTGCCTAATTTAAGTACAGTATCACCAGGTGTTGTTTACATAAACGGTGAAAAAATTACATTTTGGACTGTTGATTACAATAATAACGTGCTAGGGCAAATTCGCAGAGCAGTAGACGGCACTGGTGCTGCTGCAACTCACACTGCTGGATCAACCGTGATAGATGTGAATATTCCCGAACTCATCCCTAGTGGAAATCTAACTCACACTTTTGTATCAAGACAAGCCTGGTTAAACAGCCCGGTTGGGGCAAGTTTATTCCTGATTGATGAATTTGGAGAAGAAATTTTAGCCAACGTATCTGGCACTCAAACTCCATTAGCCACTATTGGCCCTGCAGGAAGCCCAGTAACCGACGGCGCAGGACTAGAAGGGGCGATCTTTAGCAGTTCACCGTCGCCTCAGGCAGCTTTCCTTCAAACGCTAATTAAACCTTTGAGTTAACAACAAAAAACAAATAAATATAGAAAAGGATAAAACTTTAAATGGCAACGTCAATCACAATATCAGGACTAACATTGGCCCCTAGCATTCAGGCTACGGGAAATTTAGTCATTGATCAAAATGCAGGTACTTATCGCACCAGAATCAGCGATTTAATGACTTATATCAGCAGCCAAAGTTTGTCTTCAATTACAGCTACAAGTGGCACCTTTACATCAATCAGTACTGGCACATTATCGGCCAGCAACGATGTAACAATTGCGGGAAATTTAATAGTTGGTGGAAATATTTCTGATCCAAACGGCAATGCTAATATTGGTTCTTTTGGCAATATTGCTGGAACAATTACTGCACCAAATCAACCCTATATCACTACATTAAGCAATGTAACTATAGGAAACATTACATCAGTCAGTAATATCACAATAACTGCAAATCTATTCTCAAAAGGTATTACCACTGTGGGTGGTGCAATATTGCCAACAAGTAACGTTGCTGCAATCAATATTGGCAGTAGCAGTGTTTGGTTCAACAACATTTACGGAACTGCGGTACATGCACTATACGCAGACTTGGCAGAAAGATACACCAGCGACGCTGCCTATGGTCCTGGTACCGTAGTAGTATTTGGCACAAGCACAGAAGTTACAGCAAGCTATCAGCCCAATGATGCCAGAGTAGCCGGGGTAGTCAGTACCAATCCCGCATACACCATGAACGCTGGTATTTCTGGAGTAGATGTTGCATTACAAGGACGTGTACCGTGTCAAGTCACAGGAACAGTGGTTCGCGGTGATCTAATGGTCACCAGCACAATTCCTGGAGTGGCAATGACAAATAACAATCCAGCAGTGGGCACTGTAATTGGGAAAGCTCTAGGAAACCACACTGGATCTAACGTGGGTGTAATTGAAGTTGTGGTTGGTAGAGTTTGATCTAATAAATACAAGATAGAGTAAAAAAATGAATAAAGACACACAGAGAAAACCAGATGACGTCGGCGGAATTTACGTTCGAGGACATATCAAAATATCAGATCCAGAGTCTGGAGAAATCTTTGTCAACAAAAGTAACGCCATACATTACGAAAATATCAGTATTGCGTTGGCTCAGAATCTAGCCAACAAACAACAAAATTTTATTTACGAAATGCACTTTGGTAACGGCGGCACCAGCGTTGACAACACTGGCGTAATTGCTTATTTGCCACCAAACACCACAGGACAAAACAGTAATTTATACAACGCAACTTATAGCAAAGTGGTAGATGATACTAGCTCAAATAACGGCAACCCTACAAAAAATTATATTCAAGTTCGACATATTCCTGGAAATATTTACACTGATATTCTTGTTAGTTGTTTGCTAGATTACGGAGAGCCATCAAATCAAAGTGCATTTGATAATAGTCAAACTCTTACAGAAAATTACATATTTGACGAGCTAGGATTGTTTGCTAGCAGCACCGATGGAACTACAGGATTGATCAGTACTGGGCCTATGTTGACTCATGTCATATTTCACCCAGTGCAAAAAAGTTTGAACAGACTTATACAAGTTGACTATACGGTGCGTATACAAACCTTAACAAATTTAAGTAGCCAAGGATAACTATGTCATATCTTTTAAACAAAACTGATGGCACACTACTGATAAATCTTGTAGATGGCACTGCCGATGGTCCAGACATCAATCCTGGACAAAACATCAGCGATCTTGATTTGTTTGGTAAAAATTATCCCGTATACGGGCAATGGCTAGATGAAAATTTTATAAGGCTACTGCAAAATTTTGCCAATGTAACTGCCCCAACAAAACCCTTGCAAGGGGAACTTTGGTATGATACCAGTACTGGATTTTTAAAAATATATACTGGAACTATTTGGAAGCTGGTGAGTCCAGTTCTAATATCAAGTACAGCACCAACAAGTAATACGTTTGGTAGTGTGGTGGGCACACAATGGTGGGATAGCGTCAACCTTCAACTCAATACTTGGAACGGCAACAGTTGGACCTTGATTGGTCCAGCATACAAAGCCACAGATGGGGTGAGTGGTGCCATAGTAGAAGACATATTGGATACTCTTGGGGGATCGCATACAGTAATTAAATTTTATCATAACAACAAGGTAGTTGCAATCAGCAATTATGATTCTGTGTTTACTATCAGTCCCGTAAATCCTGTTACGGGATTCAGCACAATTGCACCCGGACTTACTTTGGCTACAGGTATTGCCAACGAAATA